CGCTTAAACCCTCTTCTTTCTGAGGAAGGCTCACGCACACCAGAGATGAACGCCTGGGGCGTGAGCCTATATCAGAGGGAAACCAACAAATCTAATTATTCACACATTTCGCATGAGTTTGATAACAGATCTATTCTTCTATAACGCTCTGAAGGCTGACGATGACATAATGGAGGAGACAGAGGGCCGAATCTTCAACACTGCTCGCAACGAGGAGGATGAAAACGAGGACAAACTGCCTTACATCATCATCACATACGACGGCATGCAGAACGACCAGGGAACAAAGGACTCAACCGGTGAGAGCGACATCGACCGCGATACAATATCTGTACTGTGCGTGGCCGAAGATCGTGAAGACCTTGCAGACCTTATGGAGATGGTTCGCCCTTGCATCAAGGACGCTATGGAAGATCAGGACGCGACAGAGCAGGGATTCATCATTGATGACTACAGCCTCACGGCTTCGGCCATTGAGTGCGATCCTTCACGCCCTTGTCACTTCCAGACGTTGACCTACCAGTGCGAAACAAATAACGCATAACATCATGAGTGTAATAAAAGGACAAAACTTCCGCGTCAGCGTTGGTGGCAAGTTCGTGGCAGCAAGCACCAGCTGCAGCCTGCATATTGCAAGCACGCTTGAAGACGCGTCAACCAAGGACTCTACCGGCAACTGGCAGGAGCAAGAATGCACAGGCAAGTCATGGGACGGTAGTGCAGACGGTCTTGTAGTTGTTGACTCTGCTGAGACTGGCGAGACTGCATTCTCTTTGACTGAGCTCGTAGGCACAAAGGTGGCTATCGTGTTCCAGGAGACAAGTGGCGAGAAGAACCGCGAAGCAAAGAGCGGTGGTGTTACATACACAGGCAACGCTTGGGTGAACGACATCTCTATCTCTGCCGGCAACAAAACGAACTGCCAATATTCAATCCAATTTACAGGAGACGGCAGCTTGGTAAAGTCGTAAATTTTATCGGATTATGTAATATTTTAGGGTGGGCAGTTTTTACCATTTTGATTGTCCACCCTTTTTATTCCAAACATTATGGCTCAGAAAGAATTAAAGATATTAGGAAAGAAGGTGCCTGTAGTGTTCAACATGGCCACACAGATTGCCTTCGAGAAGATTACTGACAAGGCTTTCGACCTCGCACTCCTCACACACGCTGAAGCTCGCCTCGCTCTCTACTATGCCGCCATTGTTTCGGCAGACAAAGAGACAAGCATCACAGTAGATGACTTGATGACAGCCGACTTCAACGACATCAACGCTCTTGATAAAACATTGAACGAGCTGATAACAGAGTTCTATCACCTCGGCAATATTGAAGAGGCTCATGTTCCTGTAGCAGAAGACTCACCCGAAGGCGAGTCAAAAAACTAACATCCGCCCACGAACTTTATGAGCTCATCGTGGGTGAAATAGGCTACAACGAACAGGCCTTTCTTCAAGAGCTCCAATGGTGGCAGATACGCGCAATAATACGAGGCTATCGCAAAAGAGAACGCTCCTCATGGATGCAGACGCGCATAATGACATACGCAATAAAGCACATGATGGGAGGCGATCCGGAAGACTTCGAGACTTTTATGCCTCTCCCCTGGGACAAACCGGCAAAGACGCAGGAAGAGATAGAAGAAGACCAGCGAGCACTCGAGGAACTTGTAGCGGAATGCCAACGACAAAACGAACAATTAAACATTCAGAAAGATGGAAATAATAGGTAAAATTATCAAGGTTTTGGACACACGTTCTGGCGAAGGCAAGCATGGTCCGTGGATGATCGCCACATACCTACTCGAGACTTCGGGCAGTTATCCAAAAAAGATGGTATTCGATGTGTCAGGCGAAGACCGCATCAAACGCTTCAATGTGAATGCTCTCATGAGCGCACAGAGCGAGGTGACCGTATTCTTCGACATTGACGCTCGCGAGTACAACGGCAGATGGTTCAATCAGATTCGCGCCTACGATGTGCGTCTGGCCAACGAGAAGGTGCCAGAGACAGCAGAAGAGGCAAACGCTCTGGGAGCACAGAAGACTGACGATCTACCGTATTAAGCAGTATTTTTCGTGTTCATAGTTTAAATAGTAATTGTTAATAGTGGTAAAGATTTTTTTCATGGTATAATTGACAGCGGTTAATTAAGTAAGGGACGATCCGTGAGGACCGCCCCTTGTTTTTTATAGTTCAGCGTCAATCTTGTCGAAGTCGTCGCGTACATCCTTTGCCAGCACCTTCGCATATCTCTGCGTCTGGGTGATGTTCGTATGGCCGAGCATCTTGCTCACGTTCTCAATCTTCACACCCTTAGAGAGCATGAAGGTGGCAAAGGTATGCCTTCCGAGGTGTGAGTAGAGGCGAGTGTCAAGCTCTAAGGCCTTTGCGAGCTCCTTCAGGCCTTCATTGTACTTTTGGTTGGTGATATGTGGTAACTGCCAATCGTAACGCTTCAGCACCTCCACCACCGGCTTCATCAGTTGACCGATGTAGGCCGTACCAGTCTTGACTCGCTCGCTGACTGCAATCCATTTGCCATTCACTTCCTTATAGTCATTGATGCTGAAGGCCATGAGGTCAGCATAAGCCATGCCGGTGTACATCTGCACCACGAACAAATCACGAATCATGCAAAGATGACTACCTTCTGCAAGTTCTGCCGTTTGGATCTTCTTCATCTCCTCAATGGTGAGGTAGTCAACCCTCGGACGGTCACCTCTGGCAAACTCGCCCTTCAATCTGACATAAGGATTCTGCTCAAGCACTCCAATCTTGACTGCGAGGTTCAGCAACTTCTTCAAGTTCTTATGGTACGAGAACACCGCTCCATCGGTAAGATGTTCGGCCGGTACCTTTGCGAGCTTCTGCGCATTCGTTTGGGGCTTGGTCAACTGATGAAGCCATTTGTCCCACTCAAGGATATTCGCCACAGTCACATCTCCCCAGCTCTTTATCTTCCCCCACTCATAGAGTCGCATTATCAGAGTGGCATAGTGACTCTTGGTTCCTTGGCTCAGGTTCATCGTCTTCGCCTCATTCTCTGCCCATTTGAGAAAAGCATCATCTTCGGCTCTCACTCCTACCTCAGTCAGTCGTCTGCGAATCTCAGCCACATCTATCGGCCTGTTTTCCTTGATGCAGGCATTTATCTCAGCCTCTACCCTTCTCACCATCAACGCCAACCTCTCGTTGAGTTCTGGAGCATCTACTCTGTTCACGATCGTGCCAAGTTTCCACTCTTCCTTGCGTACACGCACGCCTGTATTAATATAATATGGTCTTCTCTCAATCGTAACACGCACCTCGAGAGGACCTTCCTTTCCTTTCTGTGTCCTTCCTCTATGGTCGAACACAACTGCTGTATTAATCATTTCTCTTCTTTCCTTTCCATTGTGAGGTCTTTTGGGTCCGAACCCAGAACCCCCACTTTTTACACACTTTTCTCCTTGGGAACCGAACCTTCGTTTCCCCACCCCATCACCCCCAGGGGAAACAATGGGGAATAAAATACCCCAAAATACCCTAAAATGCCCCCTTTTTCATCTCGCAAAATATGCTATAAAAACCCTTGTTTTTGCACCTAACTTATTGAAAATCAAAAGGAAACACCCCTCTCGGAATGTTTCCCCATCGTGATCCGCTTGGGGACGTGTTTGCAAAGATAATATATTATTTATAATATATCCCTATAAGCAAATGCACGAATGGGGAAACATTAGGGTCTTATTCCTTTGTTTTTGGCTCTGAAGCGATGTCTGGATGATACCATTTTGTTGTATCGTCTTTGACATCTTCTTTCATTATAATCTTCATCATTATTGTACGTTGCTTGGCGAGCTCGTCGGTAACGGAATACATCTTATCTACAAGAGCATTGATTTTCTCTTGTAGTACTTCATTTTGTGTTTGCTGAGTGTGAATAATGGCGAGAAGTTCATTCACATTTACGGAATCTCCTCCTTTGGGAATATTCATTTGGAGTGTAACATGATCGTCAGTTACCAACATTTCGCCCTCACCGGTTAATAACCACAATTTGTTGATTTGGGGGAAATTTTTCACTACAGCTTCTGCAACCTTACGCGAGACATTTGCCGTTTTGCCTACTCTAATACTCTTCAGATCATCTTCTTTAAGTCCGCAGTACGCAGCTAATGCACGCCCACTTATACCCGAGTACTCCTGTACTTTTAGGATTCTTTCTTTTGCATTCATAGCTCTAACTGTTAAAAGTTATTAAAGTAGTGAATGTTTTTCACCACTTTTGTATTATCGTGAAATATTTTCACTACCTTTGCAAGCAACAATTACAAATAATATTGCAAAGATAAAACAAAAATTATAATACAACAAAAAAATGACGGATATTTTAAACATGACTCTCAGCGATTTGAACCGCGAGAAGGTTGTTAGAGCTGCTAAAATGTTGAAAGAGACACCGGTACAACTCGACTGGAACAATCTCACAGCGATGCAGAGAAAGTATTTGCTCTGCGTGGTGAGCAACCTCAACCATATAACAGTAAGTGATTCAATAAGAATTAACAACATTGAACTATGACCAAGTTATTCGAGGCGAAGCTGTTATCACTCGTAAAGGAAACCGTAAGGAAAGCGACTGAGGGGAACTTGGAGGTGTGGCTGAACGGTAAGCAACTGACGGAGCAGTTTGCATGCTTCACGGAGGACTGGCAGAAAAAGTACGGTAGTACGTTACCAAGAACTCAGGCGATTGTTGACGGTGAGCATGCAAGCAGATGGATCTACCCGAGAAACAAGATCCAGCACATGATAGAGAGTGGAGAAATAAAGGAATTAACAACAAAATAAATACCTATGATTATGAAAAAGGAATTGGTGAAGATTTTCGGTTTGGACAACAAGGAAGAGTTTGCAGCACGATTGATTATGGTTGGTGCACTTGGTTTGTTCGTATGCACAATGTGGCTTGTATCAATCTGCGGTTAAGGAATAAATAATCAGAAAGAAGTATGTACGATATTGATGAAAACGGTCTGCCTGTCTTGCCTTCTGGGGAAGAGCTCGAGGCGAATAAGTTGTCAGAGGAAGAGCAACTCGCTCTCAACTGGCTCTCATCGCTTGAGATATTCGCAGCTGACAAGTACGACAAGCCGGAGTTCACTCTCTACAAGAACGGAATAGGCTTCGCACCATTGGGCAACATCATGGCCATCTGTGCTGAGATGAAGATGGGTAAGTCGTGGCTGATGCAACAGTTGGCTTGTGCGGTTCTTCGTGGTGAGTTCATGGGTCTCCAGTGTGACATGGAAAACACCTCGGTGCTATTCTTCGACACAGAGCAAGACAAGTACGACACGCAGATGGTGATGCGACGCATCCAGTACATCAACGGTTGGGCTTTTGAACTTGACAATCCACGTTTGCACGTCTTCTCTATGCGTGACATTCCAGAGGTTGAGGGTGACACCGAAACAATCACACAGAAGCGTCTCAGGGCGATTAAAACGGCCATTGCTATCTACAGGCCTACGGTTGTATTCATAGACGGTGTGCGCGACCTTATAGATGATTTCAACGACCTTGCTGCGAGTGCCCGATTGGTTCAGGAACTGATGAGTATCACAAGCCGTTACAGATGTTGCATTTGGTCGGTTCTTCATGTCAACCCTAACAGCGACAAGATGCGTGGCCACCTTGGAACGGAGCTCGGAAACAAGACCACCGATGTGTTCTCAGTTCACAAGAACAAAGATGGAGCAACAGGAGAGGTGACGTTTGAGGTTAAGCAGATTGCAGCTCGACATAGAGATATTGACGATTGGTTGTTCAAGATTAATGATAGCACAAAGATAGCAATCCCTGAGCTCGTTGATGCAACCTTCGTAAGAATACAAGAGTTGAAGATAATATTCGACAAGGCTTTCAAGGATCAGGATAACAAAGCAATGACATTCTCGGAGATGTATGAGCTCATCCATGATGTAGAAAAGAAACGACGCGACACCATACTTGGTTGGATAAACGATGGTAAGAAGTTGAATATGATCATAGAGAGTTGTGGCAAATACATATATAACAAACAAGCAGAACAATGACAAAGAAGAAGCAGACATACGAAGAATGGCAGGAGTCGAAGCAAGAAGCCCGAAACAACTTCCATCTTACCGAAAGTAAGAAGAATATGGCAAACTGCATGTACTTGATTATGCAAAACCATAAAGGAGAGCATAACGTCATCTGTGCTGATGCGATTGCTGAACAAATGACTGAGAAACTCCAGCGAGACATAAACAGGGGACATGTCAGCGAGTGTGCAAGACTATTCCGCGACACAGGGAGGTTTCCAGGTCTTCAGAGTTGCACCAAAGGTTACTATGTGGATGACTCCCTCGGAGCTATGCTGAACACGCTGAGGTTTGTTGCAAACAAGTTCGCACAGATAGAATACACGGCAACCAACATCCGGAATATCATAGCAAACAAATACGGAGATGCAGCCGTTCCAGACGATTTGCGTGAATGGTTAAGACAAATTGAGTTTGAAGAGTGGTGTGAAGAAAACGAGTTTGAACCTTCACAGGAATGGTGTTGGGAACATGGCTACAACCCAATATATTGACGGTTGAAAGTTCCGAGGTTCCCAAGTTCCCCCTATATAATAGGGGGGAACTGGGAAGGGAACCATACGGAACCTGAAAACCGAAAGAAAAAGAAACAAAAAGAATTTTGCTTATAGTGATTTGTTTTTAATGGATAACCTAATCGTACAACGCATAAAGGATGCTGCTTCGGTGGTGGATGTGATAGGAGACTTCTACAATCTACGGAAGGATGGTCTCGGATACACATGCCTTTGCCCGTTTCATGAGGATAGACATATAGGCTCGTTCAAGATAAGCCCAAGAAGGAACATCTACAAGTGTTTCTCGTGCGATGCTCAGGGTGGACCGGTGGACTTCCTGATGGAGCATGAAGGCTATTCGTTCATAGAGGCTATTCAATGGTTAGGCAAGAAATACAGCATAGATGTGGAGGGCAGCGAACGCTTCCAGGCGAAGCCCAGTGCACCACGAACACCTACACCTCCACTGCCTATGCTGGAGCTTGACAAAGAGAAGT